CGGATCAAGCAGAAGAAGCGCAAGACGAGCGGGGGTGACGGCTGATGGCTGGACTCCCCCCGGAGATCAAGGCGCTGGCCGAGCTCTCGCCCGTCGAAGACCTGATGCTCGCGGTGCTCCGTCAAGGACTGCCCGGCATCCAGGTCAACTCCCTGATCGCGAAGGGCCAGACCTTCCCGCTCGTGCTCGCGCGCCGCGACCCTTCCTTCGGGAACTGGGGCGGCGACACCCGATTCCTCGACGCGGCCCGCGTGGCGATCCACACCTTCTGTGCGGACCCGGACGGAGACGAGGACGCGGCGATCCTCTCCGAGGCCGTGCGCGTCGTCATGCGCGACGCCTGGCTGAAGCAGACGGTCTACCCCGGCCTGGGCCACATCACCCGAGTCGACCTCATCTCCGCTCCGCGTCGAGTCACGGACTGGGCCACCTCTACCGGACCCGTCCAGTACGCGGACCTTCCGACCGGTGTCTGGCGCTACGAGGCGACCTACGACATCGAGATCCGCAAGCCCCGCACTCGCCCATACCCCACCCCGTAAGGAGAACCCTTCGTGGCACTGAACGACAACGCCACCCTCGTCATCGGCTCCGGCAACTACTTGACGGCCCCCGCCGGTACCGACATCCCCGATGACCTGCTCGTCCCCGTCTCCCCGTGGGAAGCCGTGGGCCACACCAGCCTGGAGGACATCTTCTCGATCACCTCCGAGGGTGGAGAGGCCACCACCATCGGCTCCCTCCAGAACAAGAGCCTCCGCACGAAGTACTCGGCGCGCACCGAGACGATGGCCTTCGTCCTCCAGCAGTTCGACGTCAAGGGCCTGAAGCTCTACTACGGCTCGAACGCCCCGATCCTGCCCGATGGCAGCGTCGGCGTCCCGACCGACCCGGTCCCGACCACGGCCGCGTTCCTCGCCGTCTTCGTGGACGGCGAGAACGTGTTCGCGTTCTACGCCCCGAAGGCCGAGATCTACCGTGGCGACGACGTGTCCTTCGGTGACACGGAGAGCCTGGCCGGCCTGCCCCTGGGCGTGAAGCCGATGGCCTACGGCGCGAACTCCTGGACGTACGCGATCACCCCGCTGGGGACCGTCGCTGCGACCGGCGCGACCGCCGGCACGCCGGGCACCTTCAGCCCGACCGGCTCGCTCGCCCCGTACGACCTGGTCGACCTCGACCTCGTCACCGCCGACCCGGCGACTGCCTGGACCACCGGTCAGTACGTCACCCTCGGCGACGGCTCCAACGCCTACTGGGACGGCGCCGACTGGGTCACCGGCATCGCTGCCTGATCCTGAACTCCCCGGCTGTGCAAGTGACGCGGACCTCCTTGCACGGCCGGGGCCCCTCCGGGGGCCCTCTCCTCAAGGTCCGCACCGCATCGCATTCCCTACAACTTGGAGGTCCGCAACCCCATGCAGTTCACTCTCGACGACATCCGCGCCGCAGCCGACTCGAAGTACAGCTCGACCGACATCGTGGTGGACGAGAAGACCACCGCCCGCCTGCTCAACCCGCTCCGCCTGTCGAAGGAGAAGCGCGAGCAGCTCCAGGGCATCCAGGACCGGATGGACGCTGACGGCGTGGACCAGGAGGCGCTCCTGGCCGAGGCCATCCTCATCGTCGTCGACCACCCCAAGAAGGGCGAAGTCCTCCTGAAGGCCGTGGGCGACGACCTCGCGGTCCTGGCGCAGATCTTCAACACCTACATCGAGGGTGCGCAGGTGGGGGAAGCCTCAGCCTCTGCCGCCTGATCGACGACTTCGGGGAGGGGCTGTACGCCGACCTCCGCTTCCACTACGGCATCGACCTGGTGGACGTGATCGAGGGCCGAGGCCCCTCCCCGCTGTTCGTCCTCGCGCTTGTGCGGAGGCTGCCCGACACCTCCCTGACCGTCGCTCTCGCATCGGGCGGCCGGGAGCACTTCGGCTGGGGTATCGACCGTCACCTCTCGGCCGACCTCTTCGATGCGATCAACCAGAACACCCGGTCGACCGGCCAGTGGGCCAAGGGCAAGGCGCCCAAGATCCCGGCATGGCCGCGCCCGAAGGCGCTGAAGAAGCCCACCAAGTCCAGCGGCCCCAAGACGGCCGGCAAGAAGGTCTCCGTCGCGGAGATCTACAAGCGGTTCACAGCCCGGAGGTAGCCCATGCCCCAGGGTCAGGTAATCGGTCGCGTCAGCGTCCGTGTGCTACCCGACACCGACGAGTTCCGAAGCAAGGCGAGCAAGCAGCTCACCAAGATCGAGAAGCAGCTCAAGGTCGAAGTGCAGGTCATGCCCAACATGGCCGGCTTCGAGCGCGAGATGCTCGGCGAGATCGGCAAGATCAACCAGCGCAACCGTCAGTCGGACGCGCGCAAGGTGCGGATCTACACCCGCATCGACACGAGCACCATGAACGGCGAGCTGGCGCGGGCGATCCGCGCCTACACCAACCGGGCCAAGAACGGCCAGAAGGTGAAGCTCCAGTCCACCTTGGACGCCGGTGCGGTCGATGTGGAGATCTCGGCTCAGTCGCTTCGGAAGATGACCGACCAGCTCAAGGACTGGCGGGACGACAACTCCCCGCTCACGATCAAGATCGAGCCGGACGTCTCGGCCCTGAGCTCCGCCACCACGAACGCGCGCCTCGGCATCCTCACCCGTCCCCGCACGGTCTCGATCATCCCGAAGCTGAACGAGGCAGCTGTCGCCAAGGTGGCCACCGCGCTGGCCGCTCTCTCCGGTATCCGCGTGCTGAACAACCTCTTCGAGAGGTTCAGCAACATCCTGAAGAACCTCGACAAGAGCGTGCCGATCATCGGTTCGCTGGCGTCGGCAATGGCCGGCCTGGCTGCGATGGCGCTCACCTCGGCGAGCAACCTCTTCGCGCTGTCCGCGTCACTCGCGCAGATCGGGGCCTTGGCCCTGACCATGCCCGGCCTCCTCGGCGGCTTCGCAGTCGGCATCGGAATCACCGTCGCAGCGTTCAAGGACTTCAACAAGGAAGTCCCGCAGGCCAAGGCCGCGCTCGCGGACATGCAGAACACGATCAGCTCGAACTTCTGGGCGGAGGCCCGCAAGCCGATCAGTGACCTGGTCGACAACCTCCTGCCTCGCTTCGAGAAGGGCTTCGCCTCCTCGTCCACTGCGATCGGGAAGTTCTTCGGCTCGTTCGCCACCGACCTGACGGCAGCCCTCGACCCCTCGCTGGTCGACAAGATGTTCGGCTACCTCAACGAGTCGATCGCCACCGCCACTGGCGGCACCAAGGTCTTCTCCTCGATCATCGCCCAGCTCGGCGAAGTCGGCGCCTCCTACCTGCCGAACCTGGCCGGCTGGTTCGTCGACATCTCCAAGCAGTTCGACGTCTGGCTCCAGAAGAAGGGGCAGATCGGACTCCAGGAAGAGATCGACGCGGGCATCACCTCGCTGAAGGATCTCGGTGGTGTCCTGTACGAGACGGGCGGCATCCTCGCCGGCCTCTCCCGTGCAGCCACCGAGGCTGGCGGCTCCACCCTGGGAATGCTCCGCGACTCCCTCGCGAGCATCCATGACGTCGTCGACTCGGACGGCTTCCAGAGCGGCATGGTCGACGTCTTCACGGCGGCCCACCTCGCGATGAGCAACCTCGCCAACGGCGCCGGCCCGGCCGTGAAGAACCTCTTCATCGAGCTCGGCTCGCTCCTGACGACCATCCTCCCGCAGGCTGGCTCGATCCTCGGCGTGGCGCTCGGCGCCATCGCTGATGCCCTGTCCCAGGCCGCCGTGACTGACGGCATCGAGGCCATGTTCACCGGGCTCTTCCAGGCCGTGCAGCTCCTCGCTCCCGCGATGGCTCCGCTCGGCCAGGCTCTCGGCGCGCTGATGCAGGTCGTCGCCGCGATGCTCCCGGTCTTCGCCGGACTCGTCACCGCTGCGATCATCCCGCTGGCGAACGCCTTCACCACCCTCGCCCCGATGGTCATCCCGATCGTCGAGCTCCTGGGCGGTGCACTGACGTCCGCCTTCCAGATGCTCACTCCGGTGATCAACCAGCTCGTACCGGTCGTCGGCGAGATGCTGGGTGCAGCCTTCGGGCTGCTCGCTGCGATCCTGCCCCCGATCGCCCAGCTCTTCCAGATGATCGTCGCTGCGGTCGCCCCGCTCGTCGAGCAGCTCATCGGCGCCTTGGCTCCGATCCTGCCGATCCTCGGCGAGGCCCTGGCGCAGATCTTCACCGCGCTCCAGCCGATCGTCCAGATCGCGCTCCAGATCCTCTCGGCAGTCCTCGGTCCCCTGATCGAGATCCTGTCCACGGTCATCGCTGCCGTCCTGCCTCCGCTGTCCGACGCGATCACTCGCGTCGTCGAGGCCCTCCAGCCCTTCCTTCAGGCGCTCCTCGCGGTCGTCGACTTCATCATGCCGATCCTGGTCCCCATCATTCAGTTCCTGGTGGAGATCCTGGCCGGCGCGCTGGTCGCTGCGATCAACGGTGTGGGCCTGATCCTCGAAGGTCTGAAGGAGATCTTCGTCGGCGTGTGGGACTACATCGTCGGCTACTTCACGATGATCTGGGGCATCTTCGAGGGCCTCTGGAGCAACGACTGGAGCACCTTCCAGGAAGGCTTCGACCAGCTCTGGGAGGGCATCAAGGGCCTCCTCAAGGGCATCTGGGACGTCATCCTCGGCCTCCTCGAAGTCTTCCTGAACGTCGGAATCCTGGGCACGGCCGGCAAGGCGTTCAAGGCGATCGGCGCCCTGTTCAAGTCCGCCTGGAAGGCCATCGCCGACATCTTCACGGGCGCCTTCGCGGCGATCCGTGGATACATCGGCGTGTTCCTGACCGGCGCCAAGGGCCTGTTCATGGACGGCCTCAAGGCCATCGGGAAGTTCTTCTCGGACGGCTGGGCGTCCATCACGCGCGGCGTCACGTCGTTCTTCAGCGGCGCCGTGTCGAAGGTGACCTCGGGTCTCTCGTCGATCAAGGGCTTCTTCTCCTCGGCCTGGAACTCGATCAAGGACACGGCGGCCACGATGCTCTACAAGCTCGTGACGACCGTGACCGAGTACATCGGCAAGGCCGTGGCCAAGGTCAAGGAGCTGCCTGGCAAGGCGAAGTCCGCGCTCGGCTCCCTCGGCTCCACGCTGAAGGACGCCGGTAAGAAGCTCATCCAGGGCTTCATCGACGGCATCACCGGCATGTTCAACACCGTCAAGGACAAGCTCGGCGACCTCACCAGCAAGCTCACCGACTGGAAGGGTCCGGAGTCCCTGGACCGCGTCCTCCTGGTGAACGCCGGAAAGCTCGTCATCGACGGCTTCATCAACGGCCTGGAGTCCCGGTACGACGCAGTCCGCAAGACCCTGCGGGGTCTGACGGAGGACGTCGCCGGTACCGAGTTCGACGCTCTCGGCGTCGGCCAGGTCAGCGCATCAGGCAGCCTCTCGGCGGCCGTGAACGGCGCACTCGCCGGCTCGGAAGGAGGCGGCACCACGAAGGTCCTCAACTACTACGCGGCGCCTGGCTCCTCCCTCGGGTCCGAAGAGGATCTGTTCGCCGCTGGCAACCGAGCAAGGTTTGGATGGTGATGATCAGTGCCCAAGCTCCTGCTCGCCAGTGAGACGGACACGCTCGACCTCAACGAGATCATGGACAAGGGCCTGGGCTACCAGGCCAAGACGGGGGCGACAGGCTTCGGCCTTCCCCCCGTCTCCGTCCAGTGGCTTGAAGGCGCCGGAGATGGCGCCGTCTTCCGGAGGCGCCGAGTCCTCACGCGGGACATCGACGTACCTCTGGAGATCCTGGCCCGGGATCGTCGACACCTCCAGGAACTCACTGACCGGCTGGCCCTCGCGCTGGACGGTCAGTGCACCCTGACCCTGCTCGACGACGACGGCACCAGGTGGACCACTGAGGTCTACCGCGTCGGCGGCGGCGAGTACGCCTACGGCTCCGACACCACAGGTGAGCGCGAGTTCCAGACCGTCATCACCTTCCGCTCGCCGGACCCGTACTGGACCTCCTCGGAGGCTCAGATCCGGTACATCGGCGGAGATGAGTCGACAGCCGGCTTCCTCTCCTCGCTCGCCTCGGTGCCCGTTGCGGCATCGCAGGCGATCGGCGAGATCCAGCTCGACAACCGGGGCACCGCAGAGGCGTACCCCATCTGGGAGATCACCGGACCGGGCACCAAGTTCCTGGCCGTCTCGCCCCCCGACAAGGACGGGCGGGTTCAGCGCCTGGCCTGGTCCGGAACGCTCGCCGCGAATCAGCGCCTGATCATCGACACCCGCAAGGGGACCGTCGTCGACCAGGACGGCGAGAACCGCTACGCCGAGCTCGAAGAGGCCCCGCGCTTCTGGACCGTCAAGCCCGGTCTGTCCACCGCGACCGCTCAGCTCGAAGAGATCGGGGCCGCCTCGAAGATCACGTGCTCCTGGCGGCCACGGAAGTGGATGGTGATCTGAGTGCGTCTTGAGGACATCACGGTCGAGGTCCGCGACAAGTCACTGACTCGTCGCGGCCTCGTCCGGCCCGAGGAGCTCCGGCTTGAGCTCACCGACAACTTCAACAACGTGGGCGAGTGGAAGCTGACGCTCGCTGCGGAGAACCCCCTCGCGGGCGTCCTGCGTACGCCGGGAGCTGGCGTCATCATCACCGGCCCGACCGACATCCTCATGTCCGGGCCGATGGTGAAGGCGGAGTTCGCCGCGACGCAGGAGGACCCCGGAGGGAGCATCACCTTCGAGGGCGTGTCCGACACCGTCTGTCTCGCGGACGCCCTCGCCTTCCCCGACCCGACGAACCCCAACGGGGCCAGCCAGACGAAGGCGCACGATGTCAGACAGGGTCCTGCGGAGGACGTCATGCACTCCTTCGTCATGGCGAACATCGGTCCGACCGCGCCCATCGAGCGGCGCAAGCCGCACCTCGCGGCGAGCGCCAGCGCGGGGCGCGGGCCGGCCGTCATCAAGTCCGCGCGCTTCCCCGTGCTGGGCAACCTCCTCGCCGAACTGGCCCTGCTGGGCAAGCTCGGCTTCCGTGTCGTGCAGCGTGGATCGAGCCTGGTCTTCGAGACCTACGAGATCACCGACCGCACCGCGCTGATCCGTCTCGACGTGCAGAACGGCTCGCTCGCAGGACAGCGTGTGGCGATCTCGCCTCCCGGTGTCACACGCGCTGTCGTCGCAGGTCAGGGCGAGTTGGTGAAGCGCCAGTTCCTTCAGGTGCAGACGCCTGAGTCTGTCGCCGCAGAGGCTGACTGGGGCCGTCGCATCGAGCAGTTCATCGACCAGCGACAGACCGACAAGTGGGAAGAGCTCCAGCAGGCCGGCGACGAGGCGATGGAGACCTCCGGCTTCACGGCCGTCAACGTCCAGGTCGTTCCGATGGAGGACGGAGCCATGCGCTTCGGCCTCGACTGGGGCCTGGGTGACAAGGTCTCCGTCGTCGTCGAGGGCCAGGAGCTCACGTCCAACGCCACCGGCATGGTGATGAAGATCGACTCGGACGGCTTCCGGGTCGGCGTCTTGCTGGGTGACCCCACCGGCTTCAACTCCGGTGCCGCGATGTCGAAGCGTGTGACGAACACCGAGACGCGTGTCTCGCAACTGGAACGAATGACAGACGCGGGCGCCGCAGCGCTCAACCAACTGATGTCGATCATGGGAGTGTGGTGAACAGATGGCCACTGCGCCGAAGAACTTCTGGCGGGGCGAGCTCCCCGATCTGGACACGATCATCTACACCGCGCCGGCCAACGGGCAGGCGATCATCACCGACATCGTCGCCACGAACGTGAGCGCTTCGAGTGCGCTCATCGCGATCAAGATCAACGGAGTCCCGTTGCTCGCGAATGTCGGCATCCATCCGAATGGCGTCTTCACGCTGCGGATCTCGCAGGTACTCGAACCCAACGACTCGATCAGCATTCAGGGCAACGCGGCCACGGCCTACGCCCACATCAGCGGAGTGGAGGTCGCGTAAGTGCCCACAACTTGGTACCCCTACGACAACGGCACGGTCGGACCGACCGGCCCCGAAGGACCGCAGGGCCCGCCCGGCGCGGCCGGTACGCCCGGCGTTGTGCAGTCCGTCAACGGTAAGAGCGCACAGGATGTCGTCCTCAACGCGGCCGACGTGGGCGCCTTCCCGAGCACGGGCGGATTCGTCAACGGCTCCATCAAGGCGAATGGCGGTGCGGGCACATACCGCACGCTGGCCCTGTCCTCGGCCGGCTCGGACCGCTGGTACGTGCAGGCCGACAACACGGCCGAGTCCGGCAGCGCTGCGGGCTCCGACCTCGTCATCACCGCCCGCACCGACACGGGCGCCTTCCAGAAGCACGCCCTGTACGCCAAGCGCTCTACCGGGGCGGTGTCCTTCGGGGCTACCACCCTGCACGGCGAGGCGCAGGTCACGGCGCACGGCGCCCTTGGCGTGAGGGACCGCACCACCGACCCGGCGACGGCGTCCGGCGGCATCTTCCTGTACTCCAAGGGCGGCGTCCCGTACTTCAAGAACGCGGACGGCACGAGCTTCAAGGTCCAACCGATCAGCTACCCCGTCACCTCGGTGAACGGCGAGACCGGGAACGTCAACCTCGGCGCGGCCGACGTGGGCGCGCTCGACGCCGCTACGGGCGGCACAGTCAACGGTGACGTTCAGCTCAACGGCAGCGCGGGCACGGCTCGCGAGCTGTCCCTCAACACGTCCGGCGTGAAGCGCTGGTCGATCCAGGCGGACACCACTGTCGAGGGCACCGGCACCGACGACGGCTCCAACTTCCGGATCATCTCCCGGACGGACGACGGCTCGTTCAAGGCGACCGCCATGTACGTGCACCGCGACAGCGGCCAGGTCGTCTTCGGTGACGGCTCTCCGGTCGGCGGGGCGAAGGCCACGACCGCCGGCCCGCACGGGTTCGAGAACATCGCCTGGGAGCCCGAGGTCGACCCGGCCGGCTTCCAGCTCTACGCCGTTGACGGCAACCCCACGATCAAGAAGGGCGACGGGACCGTCTTCACGGTGGGCTCGGGCGGCTCCGGTGGTGGCGCGGTCGACTCCGTCAACGGTAAGACCGGCATCGTCACGCTGGCCGCGTCGGACATCAACGCCCTCCCGATCACGGGTGGAACCCTGACCGGACCGGTGAACGTCCAGCCGGCATCCGGCAACACCTTCACCGCGTACGGCAGTAATGACCCGGCCACCTACTTCCGCGTCACGGCCGATGGCCACGCGTACAGCAACAGCCTCCGCTCGACGTTCTACAACCTGGGGATCGGCGACACCGTAGCCCCCTTCGGTGGCGGCAAGTTCGTGCTCGGCATCAAGGACGCGAGCGTCCTTCCGACGTCCAACCCGACGAACGGTGTCATCGCCTACTCCGAGGCCGGCAAGCTCAAGGTCCGCCAGACGGACGGCACGATCGTCACCGTCGCCAACGCTCCGGTCTCCTCGGTGAACGGGCTGACCGGCGCCGTGAACCTCACGATCGAAGACCTTGAAGGCGTCTCCGTCTCCAACGTCGGCCAGGCGAACGGCCTCGCGACGCTCGACTCGGGCAAGCGCGTCCCGCTCGCGCAGATACCCCTCGCCGCGACGCCGGGCGCCTTCCAGCCCGAAGACCTCGGGCTGAAGGCGTGGGCCGGCGACCCTGCTACCTGCCGAAGCGGATTCCGGGACGGCAGCACCGGCAAGGGTCGCATGGCTGCGGTCGTCGTCCGCCAGACCACCACGGTCTCCAAGATCGTGTGGCACTTCCTCGGCTACGCGGGCGGCATGAAGACCGGCTCCTGGGCCGGCATCTACAACACCTCGGGCGCGCTGGTGCGAGGCACTGGCGACCTGAGCACGGCGGCCTACGAGCCGGGCGAGCAGCACGGCGTGGGTGGTGGGTGCTCGACCTCGAACCTCACCTCCTCGGTCACGCTGGCGCCGGGCACGTACTACATCGCCTGGCGCTTCAACTACACAGCCTCCCCGGCTGACGGCCCCCTGCTCATGGCCTTCGAGAGCACGGACGTGAGCGCCACCCTCTACGGGCTCAACTCGGTGCGCCGGTTCGGCGCCTTCCCGACCACGGCGACCACCGCCCCGTCCACTGTCTCCGGTTGGGAGACGGACCCGATCCGCTTCTGGGTCGCTCTCGCGTAAGGAGTGTGCAAGTGGGACTTCTGTCCGCAGACCACATGCCGCGAGGCGTGGTCGCCCTGACAACCGGCCTCGACGACTCCCCGTACGTCAGCGAGTCCGAGACGATGGTGTACCAACTCCCGTTCACGGCCGCCCCGAAGCGCATCTACAAGGTGACGCTTCGGGTCGGCCGGGCCGACACCAACGGGACCGGCGACCAGGCCGGCGACGTGAACCGGTACGGCAAGAACAGCCTGGTCACCCGATGCAGGTGGGCCCCCGGCTCCACCGTCACGACGTCCGGCACGGGCGTGGGTGACTACCGGGTGACCGTCTACGACGACGACTCCAGCTCGGCGACCGGCGTAAGCGCGAGCTGGTTCATCGTCAACCCGCCCGCCGGGCAGACGACCGTGGGCATCGCGATCTACTCCGGCCGGGCGTCGGCCACTTACGGCCAGGTCCGCTACATCGCAGACGGCGGCGCCGTCCTGGTCGTCGAGGACGTCGGCCCCTACTCCGAGTAAATGACCCCTCTCCCGAAGGAGGACCCCCCGCGTGTCCCTCAGCTCTTACCCCTTTGACGGTCAGGCCGTCTCGGAGGGCCAGTACAGCTACCTCTTCCGCGAGCTCGCCTCGCACTCCGGCGTGGCCGACTCGGTCAACGGCACCAGCTTCAACACCTACGGCGACAGCTCCGGTATGCAGGTCAAGGTCAACCCCGGCTTCGCGGTCGTGCGCGGCCACGCCGTCCAGTCGACGGCGACCGAGACCATCACCATCGCAGCAGCCAGCGCCGCACAGCGCTACGACCGAGTCGTCCTTCGCCTCGACCCGACCGCGAACTCCATTACCCTCGCCGTCGTTCAGGGCACCTCGGGTGGCGGGCTCCCCGCCCTCACACAGACCGACACGGGGATCTTCGAGTTCCCGCTCGCGACCGTCCTCGTCCCGGTCGGCGCCTCGACGATCACGGCGGGCAACGTCACCGGGGAGCGCCGCTTCCTCGGCAACACCGTGGGCGGCTGGACCACCGCAACTCGCCCCGACAACGCGCGCATCGGCCGGCTCGGGCTGAACACGTCGACCAACCAGTTCGAGTTCTGGAACGGGACGCAGTGGCGAGACCTCGCCCCGACGATCACCTGGTCCACGATCGAAGGCGCCCCGGCCAGCTTCCCCCCGGCCGAGCACTCGCACGCCTGGAACGACATCACCTCGAAGCCGTCCACCTTCGCGCCGAGCGCTCACTCGCACGCCTGGAACGACATCACGTCGAAGCCCAGCACGTTCGCGCCGTCGACCCACTCGCACTCCTGGTCCTCGATCACCTCGAAGCCCTCGACGTTCACGCCGAGCTCGCACTCGCACTCCGGGTACCTCACCTCCGGCGAGACGATCTCCTGGGCCAACGGCTCGAAGAAGCCGCACGCCAACTCGGCCTCCGGCTCAGGCACTTGGTACTCGGTATGGGTCGAGGGGAATGGCACCTTCTGCCGGAACACCTCCTCGATCAAGTTCAAGAAGAACGTCCGCGACTACGCGGTGAACGAGGACGCGGTCCTCTCCCTGCGCCCGGTCATCTACGACCGCAAGGACCAGCTCGACGACGAGACCGGCGAGGTCAAGGTCGGCCGCAAGGACGAGGTCGGCTTCATCGCCGAAGAGGTCGAGGCTGCCGGTCTCGACTGGATGGTCAACTACTTGGACGGCCAGGTCGACGGGCTCAGGTACGACCTCCTGGGCGTCGCGCTGGTCCCGGTGGTTCAGCGCCAGGACAAGCAGATCAAGGCGCTGGAAGCGCGCCTGGAGGCCCTCGAAGCACGCCTGGCGGGGTGACCCCGACCATGGACCCCACTGTGCAAGTTGCACTCGTCACAGCAGGAGGCACCGTAGCCGTGACGCTGATCGGCACCCTCGTAGAGCTCCTGCGCAGGCAGAACAACGCGATCAACGAAGTGCGCGAGAACGCACAGGAGGCACGCGACCAGGTCGCGAACACCCACTCCACAAACCTGCGAGACGACCTCGACCGCGTGATCGACGGACTCGAAGCAGTGCTCGCCGGCCAGGCTCGTCACGACGAGGCCCTGCGCCAGCACGGCCGCGAGATCGGCGGCCTGCGTACCGACCTGGCCCATGAGCGCGCCGAGCGCCTGGCCGTGGCCGAACGCCTCGACGGACACATTGCCGTGACCGTCGCTACAAGCAACTCCTGACCCACTCCCCCGAAGGCCCCGTCTCACCCGAGGCGGGGCCTTCGCCATACCCAAGGAGGCTCACTCTCTTGTCCGTCTCGATCATCTCCCGCTCCGCCTGGGGCGCTCGCGCATGGAACGGCACCCCGGACTACGTGGCGCTCTCGCAGCGCACCGAGTTCTTCATCCACTACGACGGCGCGAACCACATCACCGCGACCGGCAACTCCGTACCGCAGGCCATCGACCGCCAGCACCAGGCGCAGGGGTGGGCTGGCATCGGCTACAACTTCGTCGTCGACCAGGCGGGCAACATCTTCGAGGGTCGTGGCTGGACCGGCCAGGGTGCGCACTGCCCCGGCCACAACATCTCCGGCCTCGGTGTTCAGATCGCCATCGGTGGTGACCAGGAGCCGAGCGCGAAGGCGCTGTCCGCCGCGCGTGCGCTGTACGACGAGGCGTGCCGCAAGACCGGCCGGACCCTGGCCAAGAAGGGCCACAAGGACGGCTTCGCGACCGCCTGCCCCGGCGGCAAGCTCTACGCCTGGGTCCAGGCCGGGATGCCGGCTGACGGCTACGCGCCCTCGACCGGCGGCTCCAGCTCGGGCGGCACGACCGTGGCCCGCTACCAGGTCACGATCAACGGCCTGAAGTACGGGTACGGCGCGCAGGGCAGCCACGTCACCACGGTCGGCAAGGCTCTGGTGGCCAAGGGCTTCGGCAAGCACTACGCGGAGGGCCCCGGTCCGACCTGGTCGGACGCGGACACCCTGAACTACGCCGACTTCCAGCGCAGCCTCGGCTACTCCGGCTCGGACGCTGACGGCGTGCCCGGCGAGGGCAGCCTGAAGACTCTGCTCGGCAGCCTGCCGGGCGCGTCCGCTCCCGCTCCCGCCGCGAAGCCGGCCGTCAAGAAGTACGAGCCCTTCCCTGGCGCCTCGTTCTTCAAGCGCGCGCCGAAGTCGGCGATCGTCACGGCCATGGGCAAGCGCCTGGTGGCCGAGGGCTGCGGCGTCTACAGCTCGGGCCCTGGCCCGCAGTGGACGGAGTCCGACCGGAAGTCGTACGCGAAGTGGCAGCGCAAGCTCGGCTACACCGGCTCGGCTGCGGACGGGTACCCCGGCAAGGCGTCCTGGGACAAGCTGCACGTCCCGGAGGTGTGAGCGCATGGGTAAGCACTCGCGCGTGAGCGCGAAGGGCAGGGCTGTGATCACGCAGTACCTGCCCACGAAGTACAAGAGCAAGGCCGGGCTGGTCGCGTCCCTCGCGGGCGTGGTCCTGTCCGTCGCGGTCCTGTTCACCACGGACTACCCGCAGATCGCGGTCGCCATCCAGGCGCTGACGGCCTTCGGGTTCGTCGAGAACTCCGACACGGAATGAGAGAAGCCCCCGCCAGCCATCAGGCCAGCGGGGGCTTCTTTGTCGTCTCTGCCGTCTCAGTTCTTCTGGGCTTCGATCTCTTCCAGGCTCATGATCTTCGGTCGCCGTCGAGCGGCCGTCTTCTTGGCCGGCGCTCGCTTCGTGGTCTTCGGTGCGGGGGCCGGCTCGGGCTTGGCCTTCGCCTCCGGTGCACACTCCGGCTCGGGCTCCTCCTTCACGTCCGCCTCCTCCAGCCACTCCTCGAAGGGCTCGGCGTGCTCTTCGCACAGATCCTTCGAGATGCTGCGACCGTCGCTGGCTGTGATTGTGTAAGTCTTCGCCGGGAACTTCTTGTCGATGTCGCATGCTGTCACCTGGAGCTTCACGCTTCCCCCTCTGTGAATGTGGGTGTGACTTCCACGATACATGTGCACAGTTGACCTGGGTGCAGTACTGTGGAAGTGTTACAGATTCACAAGATCACCGAGGAGAGAGAAGGGACATGGGCAAGCGCAAGATCCAAGACGAATCGGAAGTTGTCCGATGGTTCGAGGAGGGGCGCACATACGCTTGGATGATTGCTGAGTACAAGCGTAAGTACGGAATCGACACAGTTCCTTCAATGTGGGGGAACTTCCGGCGGCGACGCGGACTGGACCGGCGGATCGTGCGTGACGACGATCTCATCCCCTGGTTCGTGAAGGAGGAGCACCGCTGGGCGTACCCGCTCGCGATGCTGCGGGCGGAGGCCCGGCGCCGGGCAGGCAAGGAGCTGACCGAGACGGACACGTCCCGGCTGGCGAACTGGCTGGAGATGCTGAACGATGAGAAGGCGGTCGTCCACTACGATCCGGACACTGACGAGGGCTTCTTCTACATCCCGCGCGAGCCGAAGGATGACGACATCATCCGCCGGCCCGACGAGAAGACGACGCCCCGCCCCAACGCCGACCGCGAGTAGGTCGGCCCGTATGAGCGAAGCCCCCCGCATTGGAGCTGCGGGGGGCTTCTGGTCGTTCAGGGTAGGAGCTACCGGCACGTAGACAAAATTCTTACGTTCCCCGTACAACCATCCGTGTCGATGTGGAGTCATACATTCCGCAGCGTGAAGATTCCTTGAAGTCGTTGAAACCTGCACTTGACAGATCGTTGAAGTTCCGTGCAAGATGGACCACATCAGCGACACTTACACAGCAAGGGGGTACTGGAGCATGTCGCAACGCCTGGGGGATGGTCCGTCTGACGCATCCGGTGGATGGGCCGGGGAGTACACCTCTGCCGATGGGCTGATCAAGCTCGTCGTGAACGAAGAAGAGATGGACTGGCACATCGACGCAAGGCCCGGCCACTCGCCGGCCTGCATGAGGATCGTCCTCGCACAAGCGAGGGCGCGCGGCATGGAGCCGATGGACGCAGACGAGTGCGAGCCCGAGCTCCTGGAGGACGGCACCGTCCGTATCTACCTGGTGTTCGCCGGGCAGTCAGCGATCGTCGCGCAGCCCGCCATCTACACCATCCAGGAGAAGAGGCGCGCATCGGCGGCCAAGCGCATGTCGCTGGCCTTCGCCCTCGTGGCCTGCGTGGCTGGCGCCCTGCTGACTCCGAGTCCCCTGCATCACGACTACCCGCTCATCGGCGATGAGCGCCAGAGCGACACGGCCGACAGGGTCGTGGTGAACCCCGGTACGACGAACCTCGTCCCCGTATCCGCCGAACGAGAGGAGCACTGAGTGGCCCTGAATCTGATCGAGATCCCACAGCAGAGCAAGCCCCTTCATCCGAACGACGCCGTCCCGCGAGACGGTCACGGTAAGCCGCTGGTCATCCCCGAGGCCGGCGGCAAGCCGAAGGCCCTGGTCCGCACCACGACCTTCATCGACTGCATCGAGGACAAGAGCAACCTCGTGGACTGGGGCAAGAGGATGGTCCTGGTCGGCGCGCAGAAGCGCCCGTCCCTTCTGGACGCCGTTGCCGAGCTGGACCCGGACAACAAGGCGCACAAGAAGAAGCTCGACGCCTTGGCCGAGCGCGCGATGGACGTCTCAGGCGCCAACGACAAGCGCGAGAAGGGCACCTACCTTCATGACCTGTCGGAGTACGTGGACCGTGGGGAGCAGCTCCCCTCGCACGTCTCTGATCAGGACATCGAGGACATGGCTGCCTACCTGATCGAGACTGCACCGCTCACCGTCCACGCGGTCGAGCAGTTCGTCGTCTGCTCCGAGCTGGGGGTCGGTGGCACCTACGACCGCACCTACGGCTACGAGGGCCTGGGCCCGCTCGGCAAGCCCATCTCGGGCCGCTTCATCGGGGACCTGAAGACGGGCTCCGTGGACTACGGCGGCCTGAAGATGGCGATGCAGCTCGCGATCTACTCGCGGGCGAAGAAGTACGACCACACCCTCTTCCCTGCCCCGATCCGGGACCAGGACGAGAAGGGCTTCCAGAAGTGGAAGAAGGTCGAGGTCTCCCCCGAGGAGGCCGCGAAGGCGTACACCGTGCCGGAGCCCGTGAACCAGGACTGGGGCATCATCGTCCACTTGCCTTCTGGCGAGGGGGTGTGTAAGTTGTACTGGGTCGACCTGAACATCGGGTGGAAGGCAGCACAGCTTGCACTGACCATCCGCGAGATGCGCGGGTTGTCCCGGAAGGCCATGATGCCGTTCGTGACGCAGGCCACATCGACTGAAGTTGACTTCGCATCGCAAGGTGTGTAAGTTGAACAAAGTCAACGGGGAAGCCCCCGGAGACAAACTGCGAAGGTTGCACACCGACCGAGAATCCGGTACGGTGGACAACGACAGCGAGAGAGAGGAGCACAACACCGCGTGAAGATCACGATCAAGTACGGCAAGACCTACGAGGACACCTGGGCAGTCTTCGAGGGCGGCGCCCCGGAGGTCAGGGCGGAGATCCTGGAGTATTTCGGGATGGACCCTGAGACCCAGCGAGGTCTCAGCCTGAGCTCGGTCGTCGTGAACGCGACGCAGATCGCGCACGGTAAGGCCCTGATCGCCACGTCGCTCGGCGCGACGGTCGTCGAGGAGACCACGACGGACGAGCCGGCCAAGCCGGCGGGCGACCCGTGGGCGGCGGCCTCGGCGAAGCAGTCGCCTTCCGCCTGGTCCGGCAGTGCAAGTGTCGCAGAGCCGAAGGCCGAGGACCCCAACGCGTACATCCTCGGCGAGATCGCCAAGAAGACCACCGTCGCGGAGCTCAAGAAGCTCTGGGCGGAGAACCAGTCCTTCTTCGCTGACCCGGCGGTCATGACCGCCTACAAGGCGAAGGGCAAGGCGCTCAGCGCAGGCTGAGCAACACCGCAGTAGCAAGCACCACCCCAGCGAATACTCACCGAACAAAGGAGATCACCACAGTGGCACTCAACCTCATCGACATCCCGGTCCAGGGCGGCGGCTGGTTCAAGCCGAAGGACAACGTCGACTCGGTCGCGATCCTCATCGAGGTCCACTCCTTCGACCGTCAGCGCCCCACCCCGAACGGCCCGAAGGACTCCGTCCTCGCGGACGTGACCGTCTTCAAGGACGCGGCCTCGCTCGCGGCCGGCACCCCCGAGGTCGCGAAGGGCCAGAGGATCGAGCAGACCATCCTCGCCCGCGACCTGGAGACCATCGTCGGCGGCGCCACCATCGTGAAGCTGGACCAGGTCCCCCCGAAGAAGCCCGGTGCGCACCCGGCGTGGGTGTGGCGTCCGCTGGCTGACGCGGGCGTCCGCAAGGCCGTCATCGACTACGCCGGCAAGCGCGACGAGGCGGCGGAGGCCGCTGTCGCCGACGCCCCCGACTTCGACTGATCTGACTGTGTAAGTGTCGCGACGAGAGAAGGGAGGAACTTGAGCGGGCGCCAGCCCGCAGAGAGGGGGTCTCAGTGAGACCGAGCTGGGACGAGTGGGCCCTGGCTGTCGCCGAGGTGGTGGCCACGAGAGCCGACTGTTCACGCGCCCAGGTGGGCGCCGTAATTCTGAGCCGGACACACCGTGTCCTTGCCGTTGGGTACAACGGGGCCATCGCCGGGATTCCCGGCTGCGCGAGTGCGGGCAACTGCCCGCGAGGTCGCATGTCTACCGATGAGTGCGCTCGGGACAGCGACTACTCGAACTGCATCGCCACACACGCCGAGCGCAACGCCATCGAGCACGCCGATCCGTACGAGCTGGCCGGCGCCACGCTCTACGTCACCCGCAAGCCGTGCCCCGCCTGTCAGACGCTGATCGAGGCGTCCGGCATCAAGACGACCATCTACCGAGAGGAGACCACTCAGTGCTCACCCCAGGACGAAGCCTTGCGCTCCATGCTGAATCGGGCCGTGAACTCCCGCGCGTAGAAGCGTTCGCCGATCTCTACGCCATGGGCGTGAGGCCGAGGCATGGCGAAGTCGTCATGATCGCCGGCCGCTCCGGGACACAGAAGTCCGGCTTCGCGCTCTTCTGGGCCGCGCAGATGAACCTCCCCACCTTGTACTTCTCGGCCGACATGAGCGCCTTCACGGCGTCCAGCCGGCTCGCCTCCATGGCTACGCGGGACACGACCGAGATGGTCGAGGCCGGCATGGCGGAGGGCGGCAAGTACAGGCAGGCGTACATCGACGCGCTCGCCGACTCGAAGATCACCTTCTCGTTCGGATCGCCGATCTCCTGGCGCTCCGTGGACGAGGAGCTGGAGGCGTACGTCGAGCTCTGGGATGCGTACCCGGAGGTGATCGTGATGGACAACCTGATGGACTTCGAAGGCGCGGAGAGCGACTACACGGAGCAGATGGCGGTCATGCAGGGAGCCACCGAGCTGGCCCGTCACACGGGCGCTACGGTCATCCTCCTGCACCACGCGAGCGACAAGGCGTGGGAGGCCAAGACGTCCCCGTGGAACCCCCCGTCGCGTGACCAGATCAAGGGCGGCCTCTCCGAGAAGCCGGAGCTCTCCCTGTCCGTCGCGCTGGACCCGACGAGCATGGCGTACCACGTGGCCTGCGTGAAGCAGCGCATGGGCCCGTGCGACCCGACCGCTCAGCGCTACGCCACGATGATCTGCGAGCCGGAGTACACCCGCTTCCGCAAGGCGGAGATCCGGCAGGTCGCGGCGCCGCCCGTGAAGCCGGCCGAGGACTGGTCCCCGACCAAGGTGTTGCTCGGGTCGTAAGTGTGATACTGTCGCAGACACAGCCGGGCATCCGCCCGGCCTTACTTGAGAGTAGGTGTGCAAGTTGAGCAACAGCATCTCCGCCAGGAACAAGCGCAACAAGCGAGTCGGCGCCCAGTGGGAGACGGACCTCCGCGAGGGCCTGCGCTCCGAAGGGTTCGACGTCGAGTCGCTCCGCCTGGCCGGCAAGGAGGACGAGGGCGACATGGTCGTCCGGGAGGGCGACGGCAAGTACCTGGTGATCGAGGCCAAGAACGCCAAGTTCGAGCCCGGCGTCTTCCTCGGCGAGGCCATCGTCGAGCGCGAGAACTTCGCCAAGCACCGGAGCCTGGACCTGGAGAACGTCGAGTCCATCGTCGTCGTCAAGCGCCGTGGCAAGAACTGGCGCAAGGCGTTCGTGCTGACGACCGTCGAGGACTACCTCGGGCTGGACCCGCAGTGAACGCGACAGCGGACGGCATCGCCGCGTTCATCGCCTTCGTCTCCGACCCTGACGGCAACCTGACTGCGATCTTCGCCGTCGAGCACGCCTACGAGGTGGACATGCGCGACATCGACGAGGGGTGGATGCCGTGAGGTTCCACCGCATCGACGACCGCTCGGGCGAAGGGTCCGACAGCAAGCCCCTGCTCGACGCGACCATGCACCACTTCGACGTCGACTTCAACGACCAGCGCAACGCGGGCATGGCCAAGTGCCCGCTCCACGACGACAACACCCCGTCCATGAGCTACCGGCTCGACGAGGGCCTCTGGAACTGCCACTCCTGCGGGAATGGCGGGGACAGCTTCACCCTCATCGAGAAGTACCACGACATGCAGCTCAACAAGGCGATCGACTTCAAGCAGGCCAAGGCGTACGCCAAGGAGCACGGCCTGGAGGAAGGCGCGGTCGCCAAGGAGACGGGCTACACCAGCCGCTACGGAGGCGGCCGGAAGGCAGCGGGCAAGAAGCCCGGACAGAAGCCAGGCGGAGGCTACGTGCCCGCCTGGAAGCGCAGTAAGTAAGGAGGAGAACCAGCTTGGCCGAGCACGAACCGCTCACGCCTCTCTCGACATCCCAGAAGGAGATGCTGGAGGAGGCGGTAGCCACCTACCAGGGCCACCTCACCCCGGAGGCGGCGGGCTACCTGATGGCGCGAGGGATCGGGCGGGACGAGGCGATGGCCTTCCGGCTCGGCATCGTCGCTGACCCCGCCCCCGGACACGAGAAGTACCGAGGGATGCTCGCGATCCCCTACCTCGGGCGGGACGGGCAGCCGCTCACCGTGCGCTTCCGCTGCCTGGCGGAGCACAACCACCGCGACTACTTCCACGGCAAGTACAACACGATCAAGGACGACATCCCCCGCATGTTCAACGTGGGTGCCGTCCACCGCGCGGGCGACGAGATCCACGTCACCGAGGGCGAGCTCGACGCGGTCATCCTGAACAAGCTCGGCCTCCCGGCTGTCGCCATCCCCGGCGCGAACATGTGGTTCGGGAGGCATCGAAGGATGCTCGCCGGCTTCAGCCGCGTGTGGACCTGGGCCGACCCCGATGACGCGGGCGCCGAACTCACCGGCAAGGTCACCCGCGCCCTTCGTTCCGCCAAGGCCGTACGCCTGAAGGCCGACGTGACGGACACCTACATGACCCACGGAGCAGAGCACGTGCTCTCGCTCGTCGAGACCAAGGAGGACTGACCCAGTGGCAGACATCGAGAACGAGAACACCGAGACCGCCGAGACCCCCAAGGCCAAGCCGACCCCCCGCAAGAAGGCGCCGGCCCGCAAGCCCGACCCGATGGAGGCCCTCCTCGCCGAGATGCGCGAGGCGGTGAGCCACCTCGGTCCGATGCCCACCAAGGACACGGCGCCCAGCCGGCGTCGCGGCCACGACGACCGCGCGGCAGCCTGGGGCCGCCACTACGGCCGCGAGCACACGGTCGACGGCTTCCTCCTGTCGCTCACCTTCGAGGCCCTGGCCTGCTACAAGCAGGAGCGGCGATACGCCCTCCTTCAGCTTGCCGGCGCGGCCCTGCACCTGGCCGAGAACCCGGTCGACGAGTGAGCGCCGAGAACGAGGACTTCCCCGAGGACTGGGAGGGAGTCGAGGTCACCGACACCGCGCCGGTCATCGACCACTACGGCGCGGTGAAGCGGGCCGCCTCGATCGTGGGCGACCTGCGCAAGGAGCTGCGAGCCGAGGGCTTCACCAAGGAGGAGACGTTCGAGTTGGTCCAGGTGTACTGGGCCTCAGAGATGGGGGTGTTCGACTGAGTGGCTGCCGAACTGAAGCATGGCCGACTTGCCTACGTTGTAGTGCACGGGACGCACGAGGTGGTGCTCGCCCGGTACACCCAGCACGACCCCGACGAGCCGGGGTACTTCGCCTTCTTCGGGACCGAGTTCACGGCCTGGCCGGAAGATACCGAGATCGTCGAGCTCGCGTACGCCAGGGGCGTGTGACGTGACGGAGCTCCCCGGAGATCCGGGCCCCACCCTGATCGACATCTTCGCCGCGATGACGCTCGCCGAGCAGCTCGCCTTCGTGCCTCACCTGCTCGGCGAGACGTCGGCCGACTGGCTGTCGGCCACCCTCCGCCGCTTCGACTACGACGTATCCGCCACCACCATCCGCACGTACCGCCGGGCACTCCGGCAGGAAGGAGGCCCCAGTGAGCGAGCTGCTTGACGAACTCCTGGCCAAGCCTGTCGGCCCCACCGTCCCGGCCCGGCAGACCGACCCCGAGAAGGACTTCACCCGGCAGATCGAGGTGAAGGGCGACGCTGCGGACGTGACCGTGCGCGCCGCGACCTTCGAGCAGACCGAGACCGCCGCGACCGACGTCCTCAAGGGTCAGGGCCTCGACCCTGCCGAGTGGACCGTGACCGGCTTCCGCTCCTCGGAGTGGACGATGGCCAACGGGGACACGGGCGTGTCCACCCGCTTCTCCTTCGCTCGCGCCCAGTGTGCAACTGTCGCAGACGCTCGGCCCCCGATCGACGAGCTGCTGGCGGCGATCGACTCGACCTCGATCGTTCCGATGGAGACGGGGCCGCGAGTCGCCGGCTCGCCGCACACCTACATCGTCGCCCTCGGCGACATGCAGTTCGGCAAGATCGACGGCGACGGCGTGGAGGGCACGCTCCAGCGCGTGATCGACTGCCTCGATGAGGCGGCCGAGCTGCTGAGCTTGTACCGCTACCGCTTCGCCATCCGCCACGTGCACATCGCGTGGCTCGGCGACCACATCGAAGGCTTCGTCTCGCAGGGCGGTGCGAACACCTGGCGTACGCAGCTCACGCTCAACGAGCAGATCCGCCTCACCAGGCGAGTGATGCTCCATGCGCTCCTGCTTTTCGCGCCGTTGTGTGAGCGCCTGACCATGGCCGCCGTGCCCGGCAATCACGGCGAGGCCGTCCGGATCAACGGCAAGGGCGTAACGCGGTACGACGACAGCCACGACACCGAGTCCCTGATCGCCGTCAAGGACGCCGCCGAGCTCAACCCCGACCGGTTCGGTCATGTCGAGTTCTACGTCCCGGACACGGACGAGCTGGTCGTGGTCGTCGAGTGCTCGGGCACGGTCGTGGGCCACGCGCACGGCCATCAGTGGAGGCCCGGCAAGCAGTTCGAGTGGTGGAAGGGCCAGGCGTTCAACCAGGCGTCGCCCATGCACCTGGTGGACCTGCTCCTCGCCGGCCACCTGCACCACGAGTTCGTCGACACGGACGGGTGGCGCACGTTCCTCCAGCCGCCCGCGATGGAGTCCGAGTCGACGTGGTGGCGGCACAGCAAGGGCACAACCGGGGCCCCCGGCCTCATCGTCGCGATCACCAAGGACGGGCGCGTGCCCGTGAAGGAGGTAGTCAGCCAGTGAACATCATCGAGATCACCCACGCCTACGGCAGCGCCGAGGAGGCGCGGGCCGACTGGTCCGTCATCACCGAAGAGGTCGCCGGCATCGCCCAGCGAGCGGCCCGCAAGGCTGCCGACTCGTACCCGTCCGTGCTGGAGTACGAGGACGCCTACCAGGACGCCTTGGTCCTGCTGGCCACGAGGCCGGAGCACGCGAAGACCGCCCTGCGCCTGGGGCCCGGCGCCCTGTATCGATGGCTGACTCAGCGCCTGCGCGACCAGCACCTGACCAAGGAGAAGCGCCGCTCGAAGCAGGTCTCGTACGAGGCCAACATCGAAGCCCTCGGTGAGGGTGCGTGAGCGGATACAACCGGGCCCTGGTCGAGCAGATCTTGCCGGCCGTCTGGGACGTCGAGGTCGCGTACGGGATCAAGCAGGAGGGCGCCCCGGACGCGGACATGCCGAAGGTGAAGGCGAACCCGAAGCAGGCGAACACGCTGTACGCCCACATCGCCGACATCAAGACCGCGTGGCTGCGGGCTGAGCTGACCGTGGTCGAGCGCCAGTCGCTCGTCCTGCGGTACGGGCTCGACTACAGCTACGTGGAGATCGGACTCCTGCGGGGCGTGCAGAAGTCGGGAGCCCAGCGGGCGACCGAGCGGGCGGTCGGCAAGGTCACGGCCTTCCTGAACGGCGTCAAGTACATCGACGGATACGACCAGTTGGAGGATGAGGCCGCGTGAGCGAGGCGCCACCAGAGAGCATGACCGAGGAGCAGTTCGACTTCTTCGACGACGAGCGCGAGCTGTACTTCTGGCGCGACGAGGGGACGGACAGCAAGGGCCTGATCTTCTACCGCTCGTACACCGAGGAGGAGCGCGCCGACAAGGCGAAGCGGCTCCAGCTCGACGGGCTGCGAGCCCAGGCCGACGAGGCGATCCCCTACCTCGACGAGCGGATCGACATCTGCCTCGCCTACGTCGAGAGGCTGGAGCCGGCCTCGCTGGAAGAGCTGGCGGCCCAGCTCAAGCTCGTGTCCGACCTGGCCGCGTACAGCGCCGGAACGCTGAAGCGCCTGATCGTGGTGCTCGGCGAGCTGACCGGCCGACCTGTGTAAGTGTCGCCTGGCGGTAGTCCTTCGGGGCTGCCGCCTTGAGGCAGTGAGAGACCCAACTACCCCTGGAGGATTCACCCGTGATCGACGTTCCCTTTGGCCCGACCGGCGAGCTCGTCTACAACCGCACGTATTCCCGCACGCTGGCCGATGGCTCGAAGGAGACCTGGCCCGACACCGTCCGCCGCGTCGCAGCCGGCAACCTCGCCCTCGTCCACGGCACCGACCAGACGGCCTGGAGTGACGACGTACGGGCCGAACACGACGAGCTGGTCTCCTACATGGACCAGTTCGCCATCATCCCCGCAGGGCGCCACCTGTGGGCGACAGGCGTGAAGGGCAGGCAGTACCTCTTCAACTGCCACGTCGCGCCGTGGGGCGACAAGCTGTCCCGGCACTTCGAGTTCACCTTCATGCGCCTGATGGAGGGCGGCGGTGTCGGCGGCAACTACAGCACCAAGTACCTCAAGGAGTTCGGCGCCCCGCGCCGCGAGCTCGATGTCCACGTGGTGTGCGACCCGATGCACCAGGACTACGCCGAGATGAAGGCGGCCGGCCTCCTGTCCACCGAGTACGACTCGGACTGGGCCGGCGCCTTCGAGGTCGAGGACTCCCGCGAGGGATGGGCTGACGCCCTCGTCGACCTGATCGACACGTTCATGAGCGACGGCGAAGTGAAGCACCGCGCCCGCGTCTACGACGTGAGCCGCGTCCGCTGCAAGGGCAGCCGGCTCAAGACCTTCGGCGGTACCGCGAGCGGCCCCGGCCCCTTCGCCCGGATGCTCGAAGAGGTCGCGGTCGTACTGAACGGCGCGGTCGGCGAGCGCCACGTCGAGGTCGGTGACGGCTTCGGCTGGAGCTACGGGCACCTGACTCCCGTCGAGGCGATGGAGATCGACCACGCCATCGCGGAGTGCGTAGTGTCGGGCGGCGTCCGGCGCTCTGCCCGCATGGCCATCTGCAAGTGGAACGATCCGTTCATCGACGACTTCCTCGACTGTAAGGCGGACGGCTCGAAGCACTGGACGACGAACATCTCCGTCGAGATCGACCAGGACTTCATCGACTACCTGTCCGGCGACAAGCACGACGACTTCGGGCCCGGCGGCAACGAGCTGGCGTACATGGTCCACAAGAAGGTCGTCGAGGGGATGCTCCGCAACGGAGAGCCCGGCTACTGGAACTCGACCTACTCGAACGAGGGCGAGGTGAACGAGGTCATCGCGACCAACCCCTGTGGGGAGATCGCGCTGCCTCCGACCGGCGCCTGCGTGCTCGGCCATGTGAACCTCGACTTCTTCGCGCCGAAGGTGAAGGGCGAGCACAGCGACTTCGACGGCCTGCGCCGGGCGCACGAGCTGATGACGCGGTTCCTGATCCGAGCCACGTACGGCGACATGACCGACGACCAGCAGCGCGAGGTCATGCACAGCGAGCGGCGTATCGGCGTCGGTCACCTCGGAGTGCAGGGCTTCCTCGCGAAGCACGGCACGCGCTACTCCGACGCCCCGCACGACCCGCAGTTCCGTAACCTGCTGACCTTCCTTGCGGACACCGTCCGCGACGAGGCCCGCGCGTACGCCTTCCAGCTCCGCATACCGGAGCCCGTGAAGGTGACCACGGTGGCGCCGACCGGCTCGATCGCGAAGATACCCGGCGTGACCGAGGGCATCCACACCATCTACGCCCGGTACTTCAACCGCCGGATTCGCTTCTCGATGACCGATCCCGCCCAGGTGAAGACGGTCATGGCAGCCGAGGCGGCCGGCCACCTGGTCGAGGTGTGCCGGTACGACCAGTCCGGCAACACGATGGTCGTGACCTACCCGACGAAGGAGAAGCTCGTCGCCGAGGTCGAGGCCATGGGGTACGACCCCTCGATCGTTCAGTCTGCCGATGAGGTCAGCCTGTACGACATGCTCAACTTCCAGACCATGTACCAGACGGAGTACGCGGACAACGCGGTCTCCTTCACGGTCAACTTCCCGGAGGGGAAGTACACGGTCGAAGAGGCGGCGGACGTGATCCAGGCGTTCCTCCCGGACCTGAAGGGCACGACCCTGATGCCGGACGGAACGCGGGAGCAGGCCCCGTACGAGCGGATCACCGAGGAGGAGTTCAACTCCTACGAGGTGACCTCGGTCGAGGACTCGACGGACGAGGACTGCACGACCGGCGCCTGCCCCGTGCGATGAGCGCGTGACGGAGCCCCCTGCCCTGACGGGTGGGGGGCTTTCGTCGTACCCGGTCAAACGCTTGACCGGTCAAGGCGTTGACTGTAAAGTGGGCAACACGTTGACCACTACGGGAGGGGCCAAGCAGTGACGACCTACGAGTACGAGATCCGCGTTCCGGCGCTGGCGGAGACGACGACCGGATGGGCGGAGCCCGCCAAGCAGGGCACCGTCGAGACGTGGGCGACGTGGGCGGGCACCGCGCACGACCTGGGCCGCAGCCTGCTGCGCAACTGGTACGAGACATGCCCCGAGCCCTACGTCGGCGAGAAGGCGTACATCGAGGTGAACGGCGACGATGGCCGGCACGCCAAGATCGACGACCCGAGCCCGGCAGGCACACACACGGGCGCCCTGGAGGCGGCACTGGAGCACAAGCAGGCTGCCGACCTCGCGTCCGACCGGGCCACCGACACCCTCGCCGAGGCGATGCACGCCGCCGTGCGCGAGGCGGGACTGTCGAAGAACTTCGTCGCCCGCAAGGTCGACGGCACGCTGAGCCGGCCCACCGTACTGGACCTACTTCGGGACTGAGGCGCAGGTGGGAGGCCCTCCGGCCGGCCTTCGGGCTGGTTTGGAGGGCCTCCCTCGTTCGTGTATCGTCTTCCCCGTTGCAAGGCGATGTGCCCGAGTGGCCAAAGGGAGCAGACTGTAAATCTGCCGGCTCAGCCTACCCAGGTTCGAACCCTGGCGTCGCCACAACAAAGCCCCCCACCTCTTCGCGAGGTGGGGGGCTTCTTTGCGTACCCGCTCCGGCCACAGGGCGGGGGCGTCACCGGAGCGGGCGTGGAAGGCCCGTCCCGCGCGGGCGGGGTACCTGGGGAGGTGTTCACCGCGCGGGACGGACCGGTTCAGGGGGTCGGCCGACCGACGATGGCCATGCCGATGACGAGGCCGATGGAGGCCAGGATCAGAAAGGTGAACAGGGGGCCGGCTGCTCGACCGATCGCCCGCCAGATCATGAGTGGACTCCCGGCTCGGCATTCATCCACGTCCGCCACGGCCGAGTGATGTGCTCCCGGTAGGTGTGGTGGGACGGGTTCCGGCCGGAGTGTTCGAGCGCCCACTCCTGCGGCTTCTCCCAGTCCTGGTCGCGGTCCGACTGCTCGGAGCACACGACGCACTGAAGGGCGTACGTGACCGGCTCGGCGTCCGGCTCGCGGTCGGGGGCCAGAGTCCAGGAGATGTGCCGTACGACGGCACGTACGGGGCTCACGTCCGGTTCCTGGACTGGTAGTTGGCGAGCGCGACGCGTGCACTCAGCCTCTCCACCGAGGAGAGCTCGGCGAGGAGGGCCGGATCGATCTCCCAGTACTCGTCGGTGGTCAGGTCGTGTATCCGGACCGCCCCGTCGTGTACGCGCTGGATGACGCCGATTCGGCCGGTCTCTGTGTCCCTCATTACCGAGCCGATCTCGATCCGGGGCTCGGCTTGCTGGTTGCTCGCCATGACCATGAACCTACGAGGGGCGGGCGTGACCAACCAGGCACGCCCCGTAGCAGTTCCCTGACTGATCGCCAAGAAGTGCCACGGGGCGTGGTAGTTACCCGGTAACGCCGAGGTGGGAGGCCATCTCGCGCATGTCCTGAGTGAGGGTGCGCTTGCGTCGCTCCAAGATGTCCGTCATGACGTACCGGGCCATCGACTGATGCCGCAGCCACTCGGGAGACGACGCCTTGATCGTCGAGAGCTCATCCATGGCGTCCTGGTGCGAGCCGAGCTTCGCGTGAGCCCGCGCAACGTCGAGGCGGTGCCTGTCCCAGTTGTTCGCGCTCGGCCGGCCGAACTTCTTCAGCCCCTTCGGACCCACGGGGCCCTCGTCGGCGCGGTTGATCACTCCCCGATGGTCCCCGACGAGCGCGAGATCCTCGATCGCCTTCGCCTCTGCCGTCACCGGCCCGAAGGTGGTCCAGTGCTGCCGGAAGTTGACGTGCTCCCGGCTGAGCGCGCTCGCGGCGGTCGCCGTCATGCGCCGGGCCTCCTTGGCGACGTCGGGCCGGTTGTTCCTGATCGCCGCCGAGGCTACGCGCTGGAGCAGCTCGCCCCAGAGTGCCAGCTCGCCCGGCTTGGCCGTGGACAGGCGCGGCTCGATCTCTTCGGCCGTCACCGTGGCCAGACGCTCGGCCTCGTCGAAGCGGTCCTGTCGCAGGAGCAGCCAGGCCATGCCGACGACTCCGGTGGCCGCGACGTGCGTCTTGCCGGCCTCGCGGGCGTCCCTGATGCCCAGCGAGAGGGCGTGGTAGGCCATGTCGTAGCGTCGGACCTGGGTGAGGTACTTCCCGGCCAGAAGGAAGGCGCTGGCGCGTACGACGACGGCCTGTTGGCGCTCGGCGTCCTCGTTCAGGGAGACGGCAGCCTCGGCGTCGCGCAGGATGCCCGGCAGCTTCTTGGCGACGCTGTCGTAGTGGTCCGCGTGGTACAGGGCGTGGCTGTCGTCGATGTCTCGCTGGATCGCGGCCAGGGCGGGCGCCTCGCTGGCCTCGACGATCACCTCGCGCAGTCCGACCGGCGGCATGAGTGCCTGGCGCAGTGCGGAGAGCTTCGGGCCGTCGCCTGCGGTCGGGCGGGTGGGTTCGGGAG